ATCGCCAATCAAATCGGCTGGACCGATCCGCGAACGAAGGAAGATGAACCGGCATGGCTGGATCGTTTTGGCCCCGACGGTATTGCGCGATTACAGCGCGAAGCCGACACCTACGCTTGGGCCAGTCAGTACCAGCAGAGCCCGATGCCGCGCGGCGGCGGCATCCTCAAGCGCGAATGGTGGAAGCTATGGGATCCACCCGATGGAAAATTCCCGCCGTTCGATTATGTGTTCGCCTCGCTGGACGGAGCCTTCACCGAAAAGGAACAGAACGACCCGTCGGCCTTGACCGTCTGGGGCACGTTCACGCTGCCATCGACCACGGGCGGTGAGATGGACCCGGAGACCGGGCATCTGTGGCAGACCGAGGACGTTAGGCAGCGCAAGATCATGCTGATCCACGCTTGGCGCAAGCGATTGGAGTTCTCCGCGGAACGCAGTCTGCTCGAAGGCAAGCCCAACGAGTCGCATGCGATCTGGCGGCAGCGCACCATGCAGCATTGGGGCTTGCTGGAATGGGTGCAGGATACCTGCACGCGGTTCCGGGTTGATCGGCTGTTGGTGGAGGCCAAGGCCAACGGCATTTCGGTGGCGCAAGAGATGCGCAATCGTTACGGCCTGCAGGAATTTGCGATTGAATTGGTGCAGGTATCGCGGGACAAAGTGGCTCGCGCCTTGGCTATTCAACCGACCTTGGCGCAGGGAATGGTCTATGCGCCGGACAGAGAGTGGGCCGATATGGTGATCCGTGAGGCCGAAGTGTTCCCGTTCGGCAAGCATGACGACCTGACCGACTCGATGACGCAGGCGTTGAAGCACTTGCGCGACCGCGGCTTTGCGCAGACCCAAGAAGAAATCACCCACGAGGAACGCGAGCGGGTCACGCACAGGCCGCAGCGCAAGAAGCTCTACCAAGTCTAGGGTTTGCCATGGACGAATTCATCATCCACGTGCTCACACCGAGTTTGCGCGACTATTATGCGCAGGCGGCTGCCGATCCCGATAATTCGGCAATGACGTTTACAACAATTGGCGCGGAGATTTTCGCCAAGCAAGTGCTGGAGCGGATGTTTGCCGCCGGCGTGGTGGCGCGCGCCAAGGAACACGCTCGCGACTGCGATTTCCGACCCATTGCTGGTAAGACGGGATTGCAGCGACTGATAACGGACGTGCTGATCGAATATTTTGAGGGCAGTTTTACCCCGCATCCGCGTCTCAAGGATCGGGCGCGGGCTGCGGCCGAGGTGTTGGCGGCTGAAGTCGGCGCTGGGCCTGAACGCCAAGCTCTATTTATGGCTAATCGGTTGCAAGAGATGACCGAATTCGAGCAAATCGCCGAACGCGAAGCCGAACGCGAAGACCGCATTGAGCGAATGATACACAGGCCGCGGCGGAAGAAGCTCTACGACGTCTAGGGGTTTGCCAGGGAATTATCCACTGTGACTCCACATGATGCTAAAGGTAGTCGCCGCGAGGCGGGCGTCTTGTCCGCTGGCGCGCCCGCTTCAGGACCGACAAGGTCGGAAAGACTCGACGATGCCGTTCACGCGATCACGGAACTGCACAAGCGTTTCAAGGACAGGCTTACCCTCGACAATCCCCGGTTCGTGGATCGCTATATTGAAGGCAAATTGAATCTTGTCGTTCGGTTCAGCGTCCGGCTCGTTAAGGAAGAGTTCTTTGCCCTTTTCCAAAGGGAAGAGATCCTTCTCCATTTTGCCGATCATGAGGGGGCCGATATTGAGGCTTTGAAATGCGGACCCGACTGTCACAATCAAGCGGTGTTTGTCGATATTGTTCAGGCGATGGAAGGGCCAGAGATCGGCCCCATTGCCTCCAGGGTGTGGTTCGATCGCTTTGAGCGCATCCACCGCATCCTTCCGCATTCCCTCTACTTTTCCCGTAAGGCCGGTTTTGAAATCTTTGGCGCTAGGAGAGATGAGAAAACTTGTCTTGTCCCGGTAGCCTTTGGTGCCCCCGATACCCACGAGATAGTAGATGAGGCGTCGCGTATCCGGATCGCGCTTGGTTCCAATTTCGTATGGCTGGGAATTGAGGAAAGTCTGGATCGCCGCCTTGAGATCATCGATATGTTTGTCGGCCCGTTCAATTTTTAGGCGAACTAACGCAAGCCAGAAATGATCATCCTAGATGTCGATTGGTCCGCAATTAATGCGCTGTCATTGCCCGACGGCGGCGAAGTGTCTTGGGGTTTACCTGGACCGGCTCCTTACATTTTGGGCAATCAATTGATTTTTGATGCGGGATTGGAAGTGCGAACTTCGGAACTTCCTGCGTTGGGGACGTTGGGCGACTGGATCAGAAAATACCTCGCCGCATGCGCCAAGCGCCGATAACCTTTAGTCAACCCTTTCCATAACTCCAATTCCTTGATTGCGTTGATCGGGCGCGAACATTGATTCGCAACGGATAAGCCCGAGTCATGAATTCACCGATCATTCTGCCCAATGCGCTGTTGTCCGAAGCGCAACAGGACTGCGTCGATAAGCTCCGCGAAACCCTCAAATACGCGGAGGACGGCAATGTCCAGACCGTGGGCATCATCGTTTGCAAAACCGAAGGTATCGCTCTGGTCATCGGCGGGACGGATGCCGGCGCGCTCAATCTGGGCTGCGACATGCTCAAGGGCGATATTTTGGACAACGTGCGTGACGCCAAGAAGAATCGGGCGACATCGCGGATTGTGAGGGCGCGGGCATGAGCATCGTCGAGGAATTGCGCGAATACGCAACCCATGTCGCGGATGGCAGTGCGATCATGTGTGTGGCACCCAGCGATCTATTACTGCGCGCCGCCGACAACATCGTGGAACTTTTTAACGAACTGGAAAACCGCCGCACTCTGACGCGGCTTGCCGTTGCCGGCCAATCGTTCGCCGACATCAAGCGAGAGGTGAAAAAGGAGCCCGACCATGCTGCATGATCCGCGTCACGACAAGAAGCCGAGCCTTGCAGGGTTTGCGTTGTTCGTTGCTTCGAAGCCTGCGGATGAAGCCTATCATTGGCCGGAATGCACCAAGTGTGCGGTCGGGCAGTATCTGCACAGCATCGACCGCTATGTGCCGCTGGCGCAGTGGTCGGGCGAAATTCTGGACATGAACGTGTTGGCGCAGGGCAACAAAGACCATGGATTCCAGACTACCGCCTGGACCTTCGGCAAGCTCGCTAATCGAATTTTCGCCTATCAGATGGCGCAGGAAAAGGTCACGGCCTAAGTGTTCGACGCCTCAACCATGGTCTGGATGGGCTTCGCCATCGGATTGATCGCCGGTGCCGTGGTCGGTGGCGCGTGGTGGCTCGTTGAAATTCGCAAGACCAAGGCCATTCAAGCCGCGGCCATGGACGCGATCAAAATCTGCAAGGACAAGTGGGACGAAGCCGCGGCGGCGGCGCGCAATATGGATGCGCAACTCAAGGGCATCCGCGCGGCCTATACGACATCGTTGGAACACGCCGTGCAGCAGTTGGAAGACGGCCATCCGATTGAGTATGGCCAGCGGCCGAAGGTTCACTGATGGCCGAACCCGTCTCCGGCATTTCCGTGACCGTCGACGATGATCCAGACAACTCCGTCCGGGTTGACGAAGCCACGGGCACTATCGAACGCGATCAGGAGGATGGCAGTGTTGTCGTGCAGTTGGATGCGCGGCGGCCGAAGAAAGATGGCGACGAGGATAAGTTTTACGCCAATCTCGCCGATGACATTGACGCCCAGCGGTTGGCGGTCATTGCCAACGAGTTGCATGACGCGATTTCGGCGGATGATCGATCGCGGGGTAATTGGCTCGCCCTGCGTGCCCGCGCCATGGATTTTCTTGGGCTGGAAATCAAGGAGCCGAGTTCAAGCACGGCCGGTTCCTCATCCGAAGCCGTCGAGGGGTTATCGACCGTCACCAATCCGCTGTTGCTCGAAGCCTGCCTGAAGGCATGGGCCAATGCGCAGGCCGAACTTCTGCCCTCGGAAGGGCCGTGCAAGATCGACGAGACCAATACCGAAACGACGCCGATCGAGGATGAGTTGGCGGAAACGCTCGAGCGTGACACCAACTATTTCCTCACCACGATAGCGACAGAATATTATCCAGAGACCTCGCACATGCTGTTGTGGGGCAACATCTTCGGAGGGTCTGGGTTCAAGAAAGTCTACCGTTGTCCGATGAAGCGCCGACCCACGGCCCCGATGGTGGCGGCGCAAAATCTCATCGTCTCCGATACGATGAAGGATTTGCGCTCCTGCGAGCGCATCACCCATCAGATTGAAATGCGGCCATCGATCATGAAGCGCATGCGGTTGCTGGGTGCCTATCGCGACTCCGCGCCATTGCCGCAGCCTACCCCGCAGCCGAACGAAGTGCAGGCCAAGATCGCCGCGCAACAGGGAACACAGGCGGTCCCGCAGCGGCAGGAAGACCAGCCCTATACGCTGTGGGAATGCCAGTGCGAATTGGATTTGCCGGACTATGCACCGGCGAAGTTCAAGGATAAGGGGATTCCGCTTCCGTACCTCGTCACCATGGACAAGGACTCGAAAGAGATTCTTGCCGTGCGCCGGGATTGGCACGAAGAGGACGAAGAGTGCGAACGAAAGCGGATGTACGTCAAATACCCCTATGTGCCGGGACCGGGATTCTACGGCACCGGCTTGATGCACATCCTTGGCAATGCCTCGCAGGCCATGACGATGGCCTGGCGGCTCTGTCTCGACATGGGTGCGTTTGCGAATTTCCCGTCGGGTTTGATTTCCAAGCTGGGCGGCCGGCAGAATACCTCCGACATTAGGCTTTCCCCCGGAACGCTGCAGCCGATTGAAACCGGCGACAAGCCGATCAATCAGGTGGTGGCGCCGCTGCCGTATCACGACATCACCGGCGGTATGCTGGCCTTGATGGAGCAAATCACGGCCCAAGCCGGCAAAGCGGGCGGCGTGACTGAAATCCCAACCGCAGAGGGTATCCAGAACGTTCCGGTCGGCACCATGCTCGCCCAGATCGAGCAAGCCACCAAAGTTGTGGCGGCTTCGCACAAGGGCATGCACCAGGCGCAAGCCGAAGAATTGCAGATGATCGTCGATCTGTTCCGGGAGTATCCGGAGGATTTCTGGCGAAACAACAAGTTCGGAAAGGACTATTGGAACGAGCAGAAACTGTTGCAGGCACTTTCGGATTACGACTTGGTGCCGCGATCCGATCCAAATACGCCCTCGCACATCCACCGCATCGCGCGGGCCTTGGGCCTCGTGCAATTATCCGCCATGCCGCAATTCATGCAGATCATGGATGTTAACGAGGTATTGGATCGCGCGTTGCGCGCCATGGGCGAGAATCCGGAAGGAATTATCAAGCAGGCTCCGGCCGCTGCGCCGCAGCCCAATCCGCAATTGATCGCGGCCATGGCAAAGTCGAAAGACGCCGACACCAAGCAGCTAAAGGTCGCGACTGACGTTCAAAACGCGCAGCAACAAGCCGACATCAAGCAAAAGGAACTGGCCTCCAAACAGGCCATCGAAACCACAAAACTCAGCGAAGAAATGCTGATCCACGGCCACGACGCGCAAAAGGCGCAGCAGGAACTAAACCACTCCGCTTGGGAACAGCATCGCGCCGACCAACAACACGGCCTCGACGTGGCCAAGCATGTGCACGACAAGAACGTTGACCTTGCGCAACTTGCTATCGATGCGCATGAAGCTACTAAGCCTGAACCGAAGCCTGATTCGAGCAAAAAGAAGTGAGCTAACTGAAAATGGCACACCCTTACGCTGAGCACCGCGCCCACAAGGTGGAAAAATCCCGCGTGAGTCATATCGCTCACCGGGCCGCAGGTGGTGCGGTTACGGCTTCAGGTGAAGCTGGCCCCAAGGCGCGTCGGGCTTCTGGCGGTGCCGTGAAAGCGCCCGCACAGCGCATGTCCGGTGGCGCCGTCAAATACCGCGCCGACAAGCGCGCCCGCGGTGGCCGCACCAAACACAAAGGCACCACCATCAATATCGTAAATGCGGGGCATCCAAATGCTCCGCCGATGGCGGGTCTTGGGGCCGCACCCCCCATGGCCATGCCACCTCGCGCCCCGGCGCTCTCGCCGCCGATGGGCGCACCTGCACCGGGAGCCGGCCCTCCCATGCCTCCGGCTCCCGGTGCTCTTCCGATTCGCTCGCAAGGTGGCCGCGCCTACAAGAAGGGCGGCGCTGTTGCGGGAGCAAACAAATCAGGACGGGCCTGGATGGAGGGCGTGCGCGACGGCACGCAGCCGAAGAATTCTCCGGGCAAGGATGACGGCAAGGACATCGGCATCAAGACTCCGACCATCATGACTGAGCCGCGGCGCAAGGTGACGTTCTGGGTCGGCGGCGCGGTGAAAAAGCGCGCCAAGGGCGGGCGCATCGAATCCCCGCAGGGCGTGGATAAGCATACCGATCTGCCGGGTGGGTCCGGTGGCGGAGAAGCGCGGCTGGTGAAAGAGAAGCGCGCCAGACGCGAGTTTCATCCGAAGAATCGTCTGGAATCCTGATCTGCTGTTTTTGGTTCATTCACGCGCGTCGCCTTCCTGGCCGCGGAGTAGTCACACGACCGTCTGAGTAAACGCATGCCTCTTGAGCGTCCGACCTCGTTCGCGCTTTATCCAGCCGAACATCCCGCCATTGCGGCCACGTCCGTTGCGCAACTGAAAAAGGAGCGCGAGCGGCTTATGGAAAATCTCCTGCACGCCGAGGACTTGCCTGGCTTTATGTACCGCAAGGGCGAAATCCGCGGCATTGAAAAGGCGATCGATGTTTGCGAGAACATTGAAAAAGAACTGAACAAGCGGTGAGTTGCGCCATGCGCCATGCCGAAGCCAATCTGGCGATGACCGTGCAATATCTGCGCAACTTCGAGGACGAAGTGACGGCGCGGTTTGCTGCCGGCGACATCAAGAGCCCGGTGCATCTTGGCGGTGGCAATGAAGAACACCTCATCCGCATCTTCAAGGACATCGACATTCACAACGATTGGGTGCTTGGCGGCTGGCGCTCGCATTATCACGCGCTGCTAAAGGGCATCCAGCCCGAAGCTCTGATGGCGGAAATCCTTGTCGGTCATTCGGTCTCGCTGTGCTTCCCCGAACACAAGTTTTTCTGCTCCGGCATTGTCGCCGGTTCCGCGCTGGTTGCTCTCGGTGTCGCACAAGCTGAAAAATGGAAAGCTGACGCCTCGCCTTATGGTCAATGCGCCAAGGTGCACGTGTTCATGGGGGACATGACGGCCGAGCATCCCGATGTGAGTGGTGCCATAAAATTTGCCGAGGGCCACAATCTGCCGATCCGCTGGATCACCGAAGACAACGGGCTGTCAGTGGGAACCAATA